ACAACACAATTTGAATTAACAGAATATCTAAGCACTGGCTTAGGTGTTAACAAACAAAATCTAGCAGTGGTTCGTCCACACGAACCTAGCGAACAATATCAAACACCTATGGAAGAACGTCAAGGTGCTTTGCTAAATGATCCAGAATACAAAGAAGCCGGTAGTCCACAATTTGAAGATTATTATGGCGACAAATACAATACCGGTTTTGTTAAAGAACTTAACGATATCTTAAAATTACAACGTAAAGCTCGTGGGGAAGAAATTCCTACTGAAGGTGCGGCAAAATATAACGTCGACACACCTTACAATAATAACAGTCCTATTCAACAAACGGACTATGATCCAAGGAAGAAATAATATGCAAATGATCGACGTACTAAAGCGTTTAGCTGAACTTGATGCAAACAATTCAAACGTAGTTTATGAAACTAAAGTTTCAGAGTGTGGCCCGATGGCCATGGGTGGTATGGAAATGCCCGTAGTAGAAGAGCCAAAAACTCCTGCTACATTAAACATTACTGCTGGCGATGGCGAAGAACTAGGCAATATGTTGGCCGCTATTATGCAATTAGCAGGTCTTAACAAAGTTGAACCAGAACAGTTAGGCGTAGAACACGAACCAACAGTTATGACTTCTGCTCCTGCAATGAGCGTAGGTGCAACACCAGCTGATGCAGAACGCGATAGTATGCGTAGTGTATTAGATAAAATGAACGATATCGACGGTAACGAAGGTGGCAAAGAAGACGACCAAGAAGAAACTGACGAAGGCGAAGAACGCGACCAACACGGAATTCCAGGTGTTGACACAACTCCTAATGATCCAACAAAACAAAAACCGTTTAATCCAAATGGATTTACTAACCATGAAAATCAACCAGGTGGTGGTGATGTTCCTAAAGACCATGAAAGCCGTCCACGTGACCGTAATCAACCAACTGCTACAATGGAAGAACGTTTAATGGCTGAATACAAACAGTTCATGAATGAATAATAAGTGTTAGGATGTAATCCGAATAGGCTCTTCGGAGCCTATTTTTTTCAGTAAATAAGATTATGGGAAAATCACTCGAAGGCAACTTAATCAAAAAAGCGCACTCCACGCAGAGATGGTCTGAAGAAGACCTGATGCATATGGCTGCTTGTATGGATCCTGAAACAGGACCGCAATACTTCTTAAAAAACTTTTTCTTTATTCAGCACCCTACTAAAGGGCAAATGAAATATGAAGCGTTTGAATATCAAAAACACCTATTAGCAAGTTATCATAGTCATCGTTTCAGTGTTAATATGCTAGGGCGTCAAATGGGCAAGACTACTACTGCGGTGGGCTACTTGCTATGGTACGGTATGTTTGTCCCTAACAGCACTATCTTAATTTCAGCACACAAATACACAGGTGCTCAAGAAATTATGCAACGTCTAAGATATGCCTATGAAACTTGTCCTGACTTTATTCGTGCAGGTGCTACAAGTTATAACAAACAAAGTATAGAGTTTGACAATGGATCACGTATTGTTGCACAAACAACAACAGAAACAACTGGTCGTGGTATGTCTGTATCATTACTATACTGTGACGAGTTTGCCTATGTAGAACCCAACATTGCCACAGAGTTTTGGACTTCCATATCACCTACACTGGCAACTGGTGGTAAGGCGATTATTACAAGTACTCCAAACTCAGACGAAGATCAATTCGCGCAAATATGGAATGAAGCCAATAAGATGACTGATGACTTTGGTAATACTACTGAAGTTGGTAAAAACGGTTTCCATCCCTATATGGCTATTTGGAGTCAACATCCAGACCGTGATGAAAAGTGGAAACAAGAAGAAATGAGTCGTGTTGGCCAAGAACGTTTTGAACGTGAACACGAATGTAAATTCTTGATCTTTGATGAAACTTTGATCAATAGTTTGTGTCTTGCAGGATTAGCAGGTGACGAACCTTTTATGAAGATGGGACAAGCACGTTGGTATAAAAGATTCAATGCCAAGAGCACATACATGGTTAGTTTAGATCCTAGTTTGGGTACTGGTGGTGACTATGCTGCCATACAAATTGTAGAATTACCCTGTATGGAACAAGTAGCAGAATGGCATCACAATATGACGCCCATACAAAGTCAAGTGCGTATTATGCGAGATATGTTAACTCACTTAGGCGAACGATTTACAAAAGCAGGAGTTACTCCAAGCATTTATTACAGCGTAGAAAACAATACGTTGGGAGAAAGTGCATTGGTTTGTATCGACGCATTAGGAGAAGATACTTTTCCAGGATTATTTTTAAGTGAACCAGTTAAACGCGGCCATGTTCGTAGATTCCGTAAGGGATTTAATACAACTCATTTGGCCAAGATTGCTGCCTGTGCCCAACTTAAAAAGTTAATTGAAACTAACAAAATGAAAATTCACAGCAAGGCCTTGATTAGTGAATTAAAAACCTATGTTGCCGAGGGCGTAACATTTAAAGCAAAACAAGGACATCACGACGACTTGGTTGCTAGTATGTTACTGAATATTCGTATGATTTCTACATTACAGGAATGGGATCCAGCAGTCTACGACAAGATGCGGGATCAAGAAGGGCTAGACGAGTACGATTTACCCATGCCCATCTACATAAGTTCGTACTAAATATAAGTTATGACACCTATTCAAATTATTTCCCAAGACTTATTCGATAAAGTACGCAGCCGTTTCCAAAATTTGGAAATGGGCGATAGCACTGGCGCTGTAACTATTGACCCAGCCGAAGCAGTATTCTTTGATTTTGACTTTGTTGCAGAGGGAAACAATCTAGGCCGTGTTAGCATTAGCCTAGGAGATTTAGGTAGTCTAAAAGTTTATTATAGCCAAGGTATTACAGAAAATAACGATGAACCAGTTAAGAAAGCGTGGTTTGCTTTCTTAAAAGAAATGCGTTTCTTTGCTATGCGTCGTCTATTAAGATTTGACACACGCGATATTGCTAAAACAAATCTAGACAAAAACGATTTTCAACATTTGGCCACTACTCAAGGCCCCAAGGAAGAACCAATGAGCACAATGAATGAATCACGCTGGAACGGCAGAAGCAGTAAAAAAACTAGCCGTGCTACATCAGGCAAAACTGAGGTTATTGTTCGTCACAAGAACGATTTCCAAGAAACATACGCAGGCTCACGTAGTAGCCCTAAACATATCAAATCAATCTTTATTCAGAACGCAGACGGCGAACGCTTTAAGTATCCATTCATTCATACAGCAGGCGCCTTTGCAATGGCACAACACGTAGATCACGGCGGTGTGCCTCACGATCCGGCAGGCAAAGCAATAATGAAAATGAGTGAAGAAATTGCCAAGTTAGGTGAGTTTCAAAAGAAAGTTAGAAGTGCTACTTTGCATGATGATGCAACAGGAATTACAGAACGTGCCATAGGCCGTATGAACGAACTAAAAGCGCAAATAGCAGCACTAGGAAAAAGACAACACTACGAAAATTGGATTAATGAATTCCATGGTGGTATCGATGATAGCGACACAATGTTAGATGATGTCACTATGGAACAATACAAACAAAAATTTACACAAACAAGTTTTGAAGAAAGCCTAACTGATTTCTTTCCGCTACTACACAAAATCATGAGTGAAACAAATACTGTTGACCTTGACGATTATGTAGAAGAATCTCGAGATGAACAGTCGGATGAAGCATTTGATATTGGCATGGGACAAGCCAGCCATGGCCGCAATGGTCCAGAATCAGAGTTTGAAGATTGGGCTAATGCCACTGAAGGTGGAGAACTTACTCAAGATCAGATCCAAACTTTAAAATCTGCTATCAATGAACTTCCGGACGGCAAACTACAGTTAGGTCCAAACGGTCAAACTGCTATTGAGTTTTTTAATGAACTAGTTGAACTACACCCCGAACTAGCGGAAAAGTTTCAAGCTCAATCTAGAATCAATCCAGAAGCTGATCCTATTAAAGATGTACTAACTCCCTGGGCTGAAGAAAACTATCCTAACCTAGTAACATCGTTGGGATTAGGCGGCAACAAACAAGAACCAACAGAAGTACCTCCAGAACAACCAGCAACAGAAAACGAGGAAATGAGTGGCCCTGCTAACAAAACCATGCCAACTCGCGAAGCAGTGGTTAAAGAAGTTGCTAAACTTGTTAAGAGTCGTTTCAATGAAGATAACCCAGAAGTCGGTCCATTCAACGGTGCTCCAAACATTGCTCTAGACGTTAAAAAGAAATGTGCTGAAATGTTCGGTGATGAAGTTGGTGACCAATGCGAACAACTAGCATTAGAATTCATGGAAAAACTTACCAAAAAATGGGAAGCCAAACACGGCCCAGTTGAAGATGACGGTCTAAGCCGTTTGAAAGAACTACTAGGCAATGTTAAATCTAAAGTAGAAGGAATCGGCGATCGTGGCAATGGTGGTACTGATTTCAACACCAATATCATGCCATCAGAAGAAGTTGACAAGAGCGAAATTCCTGCGGCACAGCGTAAAGAAAAGGGCGGTGATTGGAAAATGAGTACAAAAGATTTGGAAAAAGAACGATCCAAGAGCCTAACAAGCAGTCAAGGTTTGTCAAATCTTAAATCAAAAATGGGAATGAAAGAAGATATTACAGACATTTTGAAACTTTCCGGATTGGCAAAATAATACCAATATTTGCAACTGTATAGGTTGCTATGATAAATAAAAGTGCATATAATAGTTATATGCACTTTTTTTCTTTTGTAGGCAGTGGTCTATAAAAGAGAGGCATAACATTTACATTTATTAAGGAAAATCATTATGGCAACTTTAGCAGAAATCCGCGCGAAGCTTCAAGCTTCTTCACAACAACAAAACTCCACAAGCGGGGGAGACAACGCAATTTTCGCACATTGGAATATTGCAGAAGGGCAAACAGCAACAGTTAGATTCCTTCCTGACGCAGATCCCAACAATACTTTTTTCTGGATTGAACGAGCAATGATCAAGTTGCCTTTCGCTGGTGTGAAAGGTGATACAAATTCAAAACCTGTAACAGTACAAGTTCCATGCATGGAAATGTGGGGTGAAACTTGTCCAATCTTAACAGAAGTTCGTCCATGGTTTAAGGACAAGAGCTTGGAAGATATGGGTCGTAAGTACTGGAAGAAAAAGTCATATTTGTTCCAAGGTTTGGTTGTAGACTCTAAACTACAAGAAGATAAGACACCGGAAAATCCAATCCGTCGCTTTATCATGAGCAGCCAAATTTTTAACATTGTTAAGAATGCTTTGATGGATAGTGAAATTGAAGAATTGCCAACTGACTATGTCCGTGGCTTGGACTTCAAGATTGCTAAGACAAGCAAAGGTGGTTATGCAGATTACACAACTTCAACCTGGAGTCGTCGTGAACGTGCTCTAAGCGAAACAGAAAAAGCCGCTATCCAACAATATGGTTTGTTTGATTTGAAGACATTCTTGCCAAAGAAACCTACAGATGTTGAACTTAAGGTCATGAAAGAAATGTTTGAAGCATCAGTCGATGGCGAAGCATTTGACATGGATCGTTGGGGACAATACTTCAAACCAGACGGTATGAGAGGCGGTAATAACAACCAAACTCAATCTGCTCCGGCAGCCCGTCCAGCACCTGCCCCTGCTCCAGTAGCAGCCGCTCCAATGGACGAAGATGCCGCACCTTGGGAAGAAGATGCTCCAGCATCCACACCAGCAGACACTCCGACAAGTAGCGATGCAGGTAGCCGTGCTAGCGACATCATTGCGATGATCCGTAAACGTAACCAACAATAATCAGGAGATAGACTATGGTAAAAGCCTTCGATATTTCGAAGTTCCGTAAGTCTATCACCAAGTCTATCGATGGACTTGGCATAGGCTTCAATGACCCAACTGACTGGGTTAGCACTGGCAACTATGCTTTAAATTATCTTATTTCAGGGGACTTCTTCAAAGGAGTTCCATTGGGTAAAGTAACGGTTTTTGCTGGTGAAAGTGGCGCTGGTAAGAGTTATATTTGCTCCGGCAACTTGGTTCGACATGCACAAGAACAAGGTATCTTTGTTGTCTTAGTTGACAGCGAAAATGCTTTAGATGAAAAATGGTTGAAAGATCTTGGTGTTGATACTAGCGAAGAAAAACTTCTAAAACTCAATATGGCAATGATTGATGATGTGGCAAAAACCATTTCAGAATTCATGAAAGAATACAAAGCCATGCCCGAAGACGAACGTCCCAAGGTTATGTTTGTAATCGACAGTTTGGGTATGTTACTAACACCAACTGATATTAATCAGTTCGAAGCAGGCGAAATGAAAGGTGACATGGGCCGTAAGCCTAAAGCACTTACATCACTAGTTCGTAACTGTGTAAATATGTTTGGGAGTTATAATGTTGGAATGGTTTGTACAAATCACACATACGCTTCGCAAGATATGTTCGATCCAGACGATAAAATTTCTGGTGGACAGGGATTCATTTATGCATCTTCTATCGTGGTTGCCATGAAGAAGTTGAAGTTGAAAGAAGATGAAGATGGCAACAAGGTCAGTGATGTACTAGGTATTCGTAGTGCCTGTAAGATCATGAAAACTCGTTATGCTAAACCTTTTGAAAGTGTACAAGTTCAGATTCCTTACAGTACTGGTATGAAGCCTACAAGTGGCCTAGTTGATATGTTTGAAAAGATGGGCGTATTGACAAAGTCGGGAAATAAGTTACAATATACAAGTAAGGCAACAGGCGAAATCCAAGCATATTTCCGTAAGGGATGGACTGAAGATAAGTTGATGACTATCATGCAGGAATGGGATGAATCAGCAGTAAGTGCTCCTGTTGTCACTGAAGAAGCATCAGAGGAAACATAAATGGAAGAAGATCAAATCATCGAGATTTGGGATGTGTTCAAAGAATACATCTCTGACAAAAACAAAGAAACTGCGGCTAATCATTTTGTCGATTATTTGCTAGGTAAAGATGTTGATGTCAGTGTCTTACAAGGCCTAGTAGGTTATGACACTAGTCTAGACGAAGCTATTGAACTTGTAGTCGGGGATGAAGAACTCGACGAGGATGAGGACGAGAGCGACTACGGCTACGAAGACGAGGAATACTAAACATGGGATGGTATGCTAAAGTCTCCCAAGACATAGCAAACCTTCCAGGCTGTTTAGATTACTTTTACAACGAACTCGAACAAGCAAGAACAGAGGTCAAGATCCACGGCAGCGTGGAAAAGGCCTCTGCTTCTTTGCCGGGTATTGTTGAACAAAGATTTAACCAACTGCAAGAACTTGAAGCTATTCTTGAATCGTTAAACATTGACCTTCGTAAAATAAGATCTAAATTGTTTCGTAAATATTTAGAAACTTATGCACGAGCCTTGAGTTCTAGCGATGTTAACAAATATGTCGAAGGTGAGGATGAAGTTATTGATATGGAAAAAATCATTAATGAATTTGCCATGCTTCGTAATCAATGGTTAGGCATTATTAAAGCATTGGATCAAAAACAATGGCAAATAACAAATATTGTCAAACTACGCACAGCAGGACTTGAAGATATTTCAATATAAGTGTATAATAATATTATGTATATAGAAGAATTGGTTGAAGAATTATCGAGATCTCGGCATGTTGTAAATGATGCCGACATGGCTATTCTACAAAGTTTTTCTGATCAATATTTCAACGGTACGGGTTTTACTGAAAAACAAAGTGTGTTAGCAATACGTATTATTAAACGATATGAATCTTCTTTGTCTAGTAGATTAAAAACCGAAATACTGCCATTTTTAGAAAATCCCAATTTTAAACTAAAAATACGTAAATCTGTGTTAAACAAATCTGTTAACATTATCGATGGAAATATTATTGAAGTAAAGTTTCCCTACTCAGACGAGGGCGTTAAGGCAATAAGAGAATTTAAAGCAAAACATAATAACAACGCAAGCATTGTTTGGGATAAAGATACAACAGCCTGGCATTTTCCAATTTCTGAGCAAAATATCAAATTTATATCAGATCTATGTTCTGATGATTCTTTTACTTTTAGTGAAGATTTTCAAAATTACGCAGATACGGTTGAAAATATTATTAATAACGCAGAGCAATATGCACCTATGTTAAGCATTATTAATGGAGAGTTGAAAATACAAAATTCTCCAAAAAATATGCCAGAAATTGAAACTGATGATATTTTAGAAGCGGTGTTCCAAGCCCGTAATTTAGGTGTAACACTATGGGATGATCATATAAATGAATACCTAAACAGTTCTTATGTTCAAAATGAAGTTAAAAATTTCTTAATCAAAGATACCAATACCGGATTTCATTTAGATCCTACAGAAACTGGAATTTCTGCCCTAAAAACCATTATCAAACATAATGGCCCAACATTGATCATTATCCCCGGCGGCGATGAATATAATAAAACTCTGCAGGTTTTTGACATTTTAAAGGGCATAGGTATCCCTGAAAAAAACATGTCAATTTTATTCAGATTACCTTCTGAAACTGGTAGAAAATTTAATGATTTTGTAAAAAATCAGAGTCTAAATGGTCCAATTTCGTCAGAAACAAAAGTAGTGTTTATCAGTGCTAAACTACCTAAACCGCTATTGAAATCTAAAATAAAATTTAATACAATAGTAAACACAGGGTATGCTATGGCACATT